GAGATTCTCTCTCCCTGCTCAAATATTGATCCACAGAAGAACCCTATTAAAAGTAGGGCTACTCCGCAGAAAAAGTTAACCCATCTATCTATTTTCTTATTATTTTCCATCTGGTAACGTATTTAAGGTTCTTGCTGCTATTACTTTATCTTGCACCTCAACTATAATCTCCTCAACAGGCTTATCATCACGATATTTAGCATCCATATAGTCAGTAACATTCACATCAAGACCCATAGAGCCTAAAATGATGATAGCTTCAAACATGTTCTTGATTTTGATAGTAGCTTTAAGGTTGTTTGGGCCTGTTATTACCCATTTATCATCCAATCGAGCCATATTGTAACCGCTTCTTGAATAGATGCGTACATCTCCAGCATCTTCTGGCGGTACATCTGTGAAGCCGAGGTATTCTGGAATGAATACTTCCTCTTCTAAGTGATAACCAGAGTCAGCATTGGCTTGTACTATTTTGTGGACACGTTCAAGCCTTCTGTTGGCTACTTCCATTAAATGTTTGAGTTCTTTTTCCGAGGCGTTAAGAGCTTTATGTGTCTTGATTAAGACAGGGCCATTCATGTCCTTTAGCTTCTTACGTTGTTTCTTTGGGTAAACCTGTAATGACTTGCTCTTCTCAAAGTCGTACAGGATTTCTGTTATTCCTTCCATCTTTTTCAGTTTTTCGTAATTCTTGGAGCAAATATTAGAATAAAAATCTACAAATCCAAAACTTTTTTGATAAATAATTTGCTGATTTTCAGGTATATATACATTCCGCCTATTATCCCACAAATCCTCGTGCAATATGTTCAAAAGAGGTAGTAATACTTTCTTCAGAACTAAGCGATTTTGACATTTGTAGCCCACAGCCTCTTTCCAGGCAGCAGATAAACACCTTGGGTTCTCTGCTTTTTCTACTCAGTCATTTTGTCAGGGATTTCTCCTTGTGTGTTGGTCGCTTGTTGCAGGCGTATAGCAGTGCAAGCTCTTTTTGACCGTTCAAAATCACTCTATGGCGCAAATCATTTATTTACATCCCTTTTGTTTCCGCAGTTGGGAACCTGAACTGCATGATCTACTTATGTTTTTTTGGGAAAGAAAAAAGGTTGAACCCGAACTATCCAACCTTTTCTATAGATCTCTCGTATAAACAAGAGTATATTTTGAGTCGTAAAAAGTTAAAAGTTCGGTACTTTTTCTAACCACCACAAAGGTAATACAAAAAAAATAACAAAAACAACTTTTTTTATAAGATTATTTTTCGTTATCTTTGAGGTCTATTATAATAATCTAAACGAAAAACATCATGAGTGGAATAGCTAAACCATTAATTCGTACTGCAGCACCTTCTTTAGTTAGAGAGGTAGAAAATGTAGGCGTAGAACAAATTATATCAATGTCAAAGCAAGATCTTGTATCTATCCCAAGTAGAGAAGATGAATACCAAATCGTATTTTCTTTGGCAAACCCTTCTGGAGGAAGAAAACCAGATGTTGTATGGGCATTTAAAGATGATGACGAGAGAAACAATGTGTTTGCTCAAGTTGAATCTTATGCTTCTGAAACTATTCCTTTCACAGCACCTTAAGAAAAATCCCTCGCTGGTAATCCAGCAAACGTTAGTTAATATCGAAAAACCCTGAGATTCTTCAGGGTTTTTTTTATTTAAAATATTTTTTCTAATTTAGCACCGTTTGTCTGTCTATTGGACTAATGTATGGACGAGGGTTCGAGTCCCTCCAACTCCACAAGCGCCTCAAGTCACCGAAAGGTAAAGTAGTGCGTCCCTTGCGTAAAACCAAGCTGATTTGATTGGGAGCGAGGTAAACATAGTTTAAATTATCTTGAGGTGCATTTTTAGCCCCTCAAGTTTATAAAGGGGTTGTTTTGGCTTTGACAGCAGGAAGACGATAGGCGCGAAGTGACTGACATTTGCTAATCGGCAAATTAATTAATTTATTCGAGAGTCCTTTTGGTGGAGCGAGAGCTGCAGCGTAAGAACTCTGATAAAGGGAGAACGAAGTATAGTACTTCTCCCTTTATTTTAAAAGCAAACACAAAACAAATATAAAATGAAAGCAAAAGCGTTAATTGCGTTACTGGAAGCTCAAAGAGTAAACGTATGCAAACTAAGAAGATCAGCAAACTATTTATTGAAACTTGAGTCAGTTGAAGTAGATGACAAGTTAAACAAAAAATTTGACTCAGCATTTAACAGCCTTGGAACTTTAATCAAACATGCAAACAAGGCTATAGGTTATGACTTTGAACCAGCAAAGTACAATACAGCTAAACCTATTGGTGGTGCAATCAAGCAGTTAAAAGATGGTTATAACGCTAATAGCGAGATGGCTATTGTTGCTGGAGGAATAAATGGAGTTATAGCTTCTTTAGCTTCTATTGAAGCAGTAAAAAGCATCCTTCATGATAGAACTTTACAAAGAACTGAAGTTTCTAAAGGATTTAAAACATCTTATGCTTCTATTGTAAAAACATTAGAAGAGTTATCAGAACTTTTACCTGACTTAGTTGATGAGGATGGTGTTGCTGAAACTGCTAAAATTATAGCAGCTAATGAAGAATCAGATAAGGAAGAAACTGAAGAGGTTGAAGAAGTTGAGGAAGTAGAGGAGACTGAAGAAACTGAAGAGGAAGAATAATCCAAAAGTAACACAAGACATAGAAACAAAGAACCCTTGCTAATGTGAGGGTTTTTTCTTTTATTTGTATGATGGATCAGAAGACTAAGAAAAACGTACAAAAGCTCACGAGGCATGACTTTCTTTTTGACCTATACAAAAGCGGTGTAGAATTAAAGCCTGAACAAATAAAAGAGCTTCAAGATGCCGGACTAATAGATAAGAAAAAAACAAAAGGCCCTACCAAGGAGAAAAAACTCCAAAAATCTGATCCAAACATAAAGAGTGAAAGAGCAAGAGAAGCCGACAAACATATTGAGGTTGTCGATGCAAACGAAAATTCCTCCGATAAAGATGTCATAATACATTCTGCAGCAGGCAAAGAAGACCTGATGAGTATAGACCATTATCGCTTTGATGGCGAACTTGACATAACCGCAGAAGATTGGCTACCTGTCTCCAAAACTGAACATGAGACAGATTTCATTGAATGGATTGACAGTATAAACTCAGGATTCCAGAAAATGAAGCAATACAAGAAGTTTAGCTTGTATGTACAGCAGGCAAACGAATGGTTTGCTGAAAATGGATCAATAAGTGACCATAAAACTGCGGAACAACAAAAGATATATGCTCTTGAGGAGATGCGAAGAAGTAAAGAAAATACACTTTACTTTCTCAATAAATATCTTATGCTTAAAGAGGGTGATATGTCTTCTGGGGCAAGAACCTATGATGCAAAACCTGTACATGAGGTTATAGCGTACTTATTTGACTGTGGTTATTCATTTATGATGGGTAAACCCCGTCAGATTGCAGCAACATCTACTCTCGGTGGATGTGCCTTAAAGAAAATAGTATTCTATAGAAACTTCTTCTTAAAGTTTATCACTCAAGATAAAGAAACAGGTATAGAAATCTTTGAAGATAAGATTAAATACCCTTTTAGTGAGCTTCCAGGGTGGATGCAGCCAACAGTAAGTAATGATAGAGATAACCTGTTCAGACTAAGCAGAAAAGTGAAGAAAGGTACAACTAAGGGTGTAAACTCTAAACTTCAAGTAGTAGCACCATCAGTATCTGCTATTAATGGTGGTTCTCCTCAGCTTGTAATGGTCGATGAGGCTGGTTATATTGGTATTCTTGGTAAAATGATTAAAGAGGCTCGTCCAACGATGTTCTTCCAAGATCCTGACACGAAAAAACTTGTAATGAAGCGTCAAATTATCATTTGGGGTACAGGTGGTGAGATGGATAAGGGAGGAAAGGCTTACGAGGAAGAGTATATGAATACTATGACCAAGTGGCAAAAGAGAGAGTTTGAAACAGGAATCATACCACTTTTCTTCGATTGGACTACAAGACCAGGTATAACCAGAGAGTTTTATGAAAGTGAACGAGCTGCATATACGGTGGAAGGCCCAGATGCTGAAGAAAGACTTGTTCAGTTTAGGCAAACATATCCATCTATTGTCGAGGATATGTTCTTAACCTCATCTAAAACGCTTGTTTCTATTGACTATATAAATAGACAATTAGAAAGAATAAGGACGCTACCTCAAGAATTAAAACCCCAAAAGGGATTCTTTGAGCCTGTATTTGACCAAAACTCTCCTGCTGGAGAAAACGAAGATGTTCCATTCAAAATAATAGGAGCCACATTTGTACCAACAGAAGACAGTGATCCAAGAGCTTCTTGCACAATATTTATGCACCCAAAACCTAATTGGATAAATAGGTACTACGCTGGAGTCGATCCCGTTATGTCTGACAATGGATATTCAAACATGTCCTCAGCCATAATAGATGTACAGTTTGGAACCGTAGCTGCTATAGTAAACTACAGGGATTCAAACCACAAATACACTTTCCTTCAAACAATGCTTCTTGGCCTTTATTATGATACAAGAAATCAAAACAAAGGAAGAATTAAAGAGCTTGTCGAGTCTAACATCGGTACTGCTTATGCTGATTACGTAGAAACAAAAGGTTTTTATAATAGTCTTGTATATAGAACAGAGCTACCAGACTATATGCAAGGAGGATCCTCTATTATAGGTATAGATAACAGGGCTGCAAGAACAAGATTCATAATAAACAAACTACATGAGTTTATTCAGGCTTACGGAGATAGAGTCTACATAGATACTTTCTTTATACAACTAAGGACATTCATTTGCACTGTAACAGCAAGCGGAAACGAAACCTGGGGAACATCCGACAGAAGGAAATATCACGATGATGTTTTATTTGCCGTTGTTTTTGCATATATTTGTAGCTTATCTTATACCCACTTAATTCCGAAAGAGATTAAAAGTGAGGAAGATAGGTATAGGGTTAGTTATGAAGTCAAGAGAGACAAAGATGGAATGCTTACGAGAGTCCCTGTGAGAAAAAAGATTTATTAATGTCAGAAGATTTAGATAAAAAATATTCGATGTTTTATCCTAAGAGCAAGAATAGTCTTTTGATGGACTATCCTGAGCTGGCTAAGATAGAAACATTTAAAAACCTTAACCCAGGCGATATATTATTTGTGTGGTATATGGGCTGCAAATCAAGTCCATTTTCTAATGAAGACAACGAAAGGGTTAAGATAGAGAAGAGCCTTGTAGAGTCCTATAGCGACAGCATGGCAAGTAAGTTTAGAGAGAAATATATAGCAGGGAACTTCCCTGAAAAAGTAAGGCTCGCTATCCATGAAATGCGAAAATTTGAGGTTGGCCCAAGAGTTAGAGCAAAGAAAATGGTTGAAACAATAATGGGTAACTACGAAAAACTTATTGACGTAAACATTAACGGAAATGAGTTTACAAATAAGGATGGCGAGGTTGATTGGTCTAAAAAGAAAGCATATATAGACTCATGTAAAACTGTAAGCACAGCTTTACCAACACTAATAAGCCAAGCAGAAGGTGGCTTTAGTTTATCAGAAGCGGAAGATGGAAAAGAAATCGAAATTAGTTCAGAGGACTTGGTAGATACATTCCATCAAACTCAATAAAATTTATAATATGTTTTATTTTACACAGCATTCCGTAAGCAAACCAAATAGATTTGATAATGACTTCTCTGATAAGGAATATCACTTGGAATACGGAAAGTTTTGCCTAACTGATGCAGGAAACTCTTTACATCAAGACTTTATAGCTAAAACTAAACTGAATAAAAAGTTTTACAAAGGAGATCAGTGGATTTATAAAGAAGATATTGAATCTTTTTTAAAGGATAGCACAAATCAAGATAGGAATAGAATTAGAGTGGTTCACAACTTGATTAGACCTATGATAGAGCAGTACAGAGGTAACGCTATTAGGCTTACCATTAACGCTGCTGCAAAAAGTGTTTCCAAGAAAGCTATCAACAGAAGAGAAGAATCTCTTGGCAGACAAGTTTTAGTTACCAATATTGCTCAAGAGTTCCCAGCTTTAGGTAGAGCCATAAAAGCTGCAGACCAATCCATAGGTGATAGTGAAAAGGAAACAAGAACTATCCACGAAAATCTTTACGTTGATTCTTATGTTAAAGTAATCAATAGGTTAATAAGATACTCTACAGAGCTTAACGAATTGCCGGAAAGTCAAGTAAGAGTAGCTCAAAACCTTGGACTTTCAGGTCTTGGGGTAATGGAAGGTTTCGAGCATGGTGCTCACCAGAGATATGAAGTTGTTGAGTCAGAAGAGTTCTTCTTTGATAGATCAGCAAAAAAATATGACTTGTCCGACTCTGATTATATGGGTAAAGTCCCTGGAATGCTGCCTACAGATATATATGAAAGTTATCCTGATTTAACTCAGAGCGAAAGACAAGCTATCGAGAAGTATGTTTCCGATAGATACAGACAAACAAACAATATACCATTAACTGAAGATGTGGAAATCAATAGCTATGGCAGTACAAAAGTTCCTGTTTGTCATGCTTATTGGAGAGACCAAATGAAGAAAACTGCCGGATATGTTTATGATGAATACGGCTACCCATACCTTGCTTATATAGGAGAAACAGAAAACCCAAGAACAGGTGAAGCATATACTGAGGAAGACTTAATTGATCCGCCAGATACACCTAAAAACAAAAAACTATTCAAAGGTAAAAAGAAGCGTAACATGTATGTAGATGTTGTTCGTTTCTGCAAGTTTATTCCTTTTGGATTAGTCTCTAAAGACCAAAAGGACACTACTACAACAACAGACACCGTTCAGGATATAGTCCTTGATTATGGTCTTCTTGAATATCAAGAAACTGAATGGCATGATTTATCAAACGTTAAGTTCCCATTCAAGTGTTACACTTGGGGATATGTTGATGGAGAGATTATGTCTCCTGTTGATGATGCTATAAACCCTCAAAGATTTATCAATAGAGTTTTATCTGTTGCAGAATCTCAAATAAATAATTCAGGTGGTACTAATATTGTTATAGATAAGGACGCTGTAGACGCTGCAGGCGGAGAGGACGAAATCCAGAGAGATGTTGACCAAGGTAAACCTATAACCATTAGAACAAAAGGTCGTGGAGTACCTAACTCATTAGGTGTTTACG